CAAGATGATTTTACCGTTCGTGATGGCACACATATTTCAATTGTGGCACTTGATGAAGTCAAGTCTCACCTTAACATTGCAGCGACAAATTATGATTTAGATGATGAACTTCGCCGTTTTGTAGATGCTGCAACCGACTTGGCTGAAAACTATGTTGGATGCGTACTAGGGCGCCAAACATTTACCGATGAACTCTATGACGGCAACACCGACATCATCCGCCTTCGCAATCCTCGTGCCTTGAGCATCACTTCAGTCTATGAAAGCGGAGTGCTTATCAGCTCAGATAATTACTCAGTTGATCCAACAGGTCAGCGCATTTTCCGCATTACTACAGGTTCAATCTCAGGTCCTAACTATTATGGAATTTGGGCGCCGGGTGCCAATAACATCAAGATTTCCTATGTTGCAGGATTTATCAATCCACCCGCTGCAGCAAAGCAAGGTGTGCTTGAAATTGTGCGCCATTTATGGCAGACACAAAGAGGTGCGATGAATGTATTGACTCGCAACCAATCAGGTGATGATTTCTATCCTGCAAGCACCTATTCTCTGCCTCGCCGTTGTATGGAGTTGCTAGATCAGATGAGTTTGCCGGGTATGGCATAAATGACAACTGCAGCCTTTCCAACACTGATCACTAACATTATTACTGCCCTTCGCGCTGATTCAACTCTTTCAGGTGTTCGCATCTATGACGGACCTGAAATTGATGAAGCGTGGACAGGTAGTGCAATTGCAATCGGTCACGATGGTAATGATGATGGTGATTTAGAAGCTGCAACAATTCGCAACTCGTATGACCAACTTGGCGCCAAGCGTATGTTTGAAGATGGCACAATCAACTGTTCATTGTGGGCTTGGAATGGCGATACAAATATCACAACCCTGCGTGGACTTGCGTATGATTTACTTTCAAAGGTGGATACGGTTATTCGACTTGATCCATCATTTTCAAGCGCGTGTTTATACTCAGGGCTTGAAAATCACAATCCAACCTATCGTCAAACAAATGGCGGTGGGGTTGTAATCATTAACTTCACGATTGCTTACCGAGCAAGGACATAGGAGAAAAATGGCAAAGGTAAAAAACATTTCGCCTCTTGGCGATGTGGATGTTCCTGCATTGGGGCTATCGGTCAAGGCGGGGGCAACCATCGAAGTAAGCGATGAAGCGGCAGCATCATTGTTAGAGCAAACAATCAACTGGGCGCCGGCAGATAAAGCCGCAGCCTCAATCACCCCTGCAACACCCGAAATAGGAGAATAATATGGCAATTGGATCAGGTATCGGCTCCCAACTTGGGATTGCAACTGAATCAACATTTAACACACCCGTCACAGTCACACGCTTTTATGAATTCACATCTGAAAGCCTGAACTACCAAAAGAAAACTGCGGTAGGAATGGGGCTTCGTGCAGGTGGACAACTACCTCGCTCACAACGCCGTGTTGTAACAACAACAGATGTTGCTGGCGATTTTGTAATGGACCTACCAACACGCGGGCTTGGTTTAATTCTAGCTCACGCAATGGGTTCATTCCCATCGGCTTCAACAATCACAACAGGCGTGTATTCATACACAATGACTCTTGGTGATGTTTATACAAAGTCATTTACATCTCAGGTTGGCGTTCCTCAATATGGTGGAACAGTTACACCTAAGACTGTTGGCGGATGCAAGGTTTCAAACTTTGAACTAAGCGTTGGAAATGGCGAAATCGCAGTTGGCAAGTTCAACATTGATGGCGCTTCTTTCACAACATCAACATCATTAGCAACTGCCTCATACTCTGCAGCAACTAACCTATTCCACTTCGCCCAAGGTGCAGTGACAGTAGATGGCACCGCCGTTGCAAACATCAAGGATTTCACGCTAACAGTGGACAATGTTCTCAAGTCTGACCGTTACAACCTTGGCAACTCAGGTATCAAGTCAGAGCAGATCATCAACGGATTCCGCAAGGTTTCAGGCAAGATCACTGCAGAATTTACTGACACAACATTGCTCACAAAGTACCTCAGCGATGCAAGCCTTGCGCTTTCATTAACTTTCACAGGTGCAACAATTGCAAGCACATACAAGGATACTTTGACAATTACAGTTTCAGCCGTCAAGTTAGATGGCGAGACTCCAAAGGTTTCAGGTCCACAGGTTGTAGATGTGAACTTCTCATTCCAAGCATACGACAATGGAACAGATGCACCTTTGACAATTGTTTATCAGACAGGTGATGCTGCGCTCTAATGGCTGAAAATTTTCAGATTAACGATAAGGAATTTGTTGCCTTTTACAAGGCAGTTGCTAAAGTTGATCCTGAATTGAAAAAAGCCTTGCGTAAAACAATGACCGCATTGGCTAAACCAATTGTGGCAGATGTCAAAGCTGCAGAGTTATCCATACCGGCTCAAGGGGGACAGGCGGCTGGAACTCGCAAGAAAAAGGGCGAAACTTTAGGGCTTCGCGCTTCACTTGCAAATGCTACGAAATCAGACATCAACGCAACTGGTCGTGGGGCAGTAGTTCACATTCGTGTTTCAAGTAGTAAGTTTATGGCAGCTTCGGGCAGACCTCGAAGCATCCCTTACTATATGGAAGGTCGGCGTAAGCGTAAGTGGCGCCACCCGGTATTTGGAAATAAGGAAAATTGGGTTGAGCAATCACCTCATCCTTATTTAGCAGTTACAGTTCTCAAGCATAAAGACAATTTCATTAACGGTGTCGCAGATGCCGTCAATGAAGTTTTAGGACAAATAGATCACCAAGTCAAATAGGGGGAAGCAATGCCATTTATCATTCGTGAAAAAACTTATCCAATGCCTAAAGAAGGCTCACAACCTGCACCAACAGGTAGCGAGATTATTGCTATTGAGGAACATTTTGACCTTGACGGTCTAACCTTGCTGACAATTTTAGGCGATGAAAATCCAAGCACACTCAAAGGTTATTCAAAGACAAAGGCGCTTTATGCACTTGCTTGGATTTGTATGACTCGTGGCGGTGAAGTGGTATCTATTCAAGATGTCCTTGATGATTATTCAGTAGATGAATTTATTGTTGAGGAATACAAAGTAAAAAAAGAACAAACCGCCGATTAGTTCGCGGCGGTAGTTACCAAAAGATTCGCGATAACTTGCCTCTTTTGTGCCACACATTTCCGGGGGTTACACCTTTGAATGTATGGGATATAGAGATGGAAGTTCTCAATGACCTTATCAGAGCTGCAAAGCAACTAACGGAGGAATAATGGCAAAAGACACATCCTTAACGGTTAGTCTCTTTGGTAAAGATGTCTCCTTCAGTTCATCAATGGATAAGGCTGGAAAGAGCGCCAAGACTGCAAGCGATGTAATGAATGATGCAGCAAAGAAGGCAAGTGTCGTTCTTGTAGGACTAGGTGGCGCGGCTATTATGGCTGGAAAAGCTGCAGCCGAAGATGAGCAATCATCTGCCTTGCTTGCCAACACTCTTAAAAATGTCACTGGCGCAACACAGGCTCAAGTCAAAGCCACCGAAGATTACATCTCAAAGCAAACCCTTTCATCGGGTATTGCTGACGATAAATTGCGCCCTGCCTTTGCTCGCCTTGTCACCTCAACAAAGAATGTTACCGAAGCCCAAAAGCTGACAAACCTTGCAATGGAAATTGCAACGGCAAAACACTTAGACCTTGAGACTGTTGCTAACGCTCTTGGAAAAGCCCACGATGGCAACCTTGGCGCATTGAAAAAACTTGGTATTGCATTGGATGCAACTACCGTCAAAAACAAAGACTTTGAAGGAGCCGTCAAGGAACTTGGCAATACTTTCAAAGGTTCATTAGAGACTAACGCCAATACTGCAGCAGGTAAGTTTCAAATCTTCCAAAACTCAATGAACGAAGCAAAAGAATCATTGGGTGCAGGTTTGCTTCCAGTGATGAAAGACTTTGCAGATATTATTCAAAAGATTGCGCCGTTCTTAACTCAACACGCAGACATTATTGGCAAGGTTGCCCTTGGTATCGGCGCCCTAGCCGCAGCCGTTGTGTCTGTCAATATGGCAATCAAGGTGTATGAGGCTTACACAAAGGCAGCGGCAGCGGCTCAGGTTATATTCAATGCAGTAATGTCAATGAATCCAATTGGCTTGACCGTCATTGCCCTTGCAGCTCTTACTGCAGGTTTAATCCTTGCCTACAAAAACTCAGAAACTTTCCGCGATGCGGTCAATAGTTCATTCAATGCAATCAAGGTTGTTGCCGAAACTGTTGCTAAGTTTGTTGGCACCGTGTTCTCAACTGCATTTGGAATTATCAAGGCTGAGATGAACTTAATCATTCGCCTTGTTAATATGGCAATTACAACCTTGAACAAGATTAACTTTAAGGTACCTGATTGGGTGCCGGGTATTGGTGGCAAAGGTTTTGATGTCAATCTGCCAACAATTCCTATGCTTGCAAATGGTGGAATCGTCAATAGCCCAACTCTTGCGATGATTGGTGAGGCGGGTCCTGAAATGGTATTGCCTCTTGGTCGCGGTATGGGTATGGGTACAAATGTCATAGTCAATGTGTCAGGTTCTGTCATTACCGAAAAAGATTTAGCGGTCAAAGTGCGTAATGAAATCGCTCAATTGATGCGCCGAAAAGGTGCCGATGTCGCTCTGCTAGGATTGTAATATGGCAGCATTTGATGGCACTAATGGACCGACAATTTCGGTTCAATTCAATAAATCAGGTACTTGGACATCGGTAACTTCAACAGATGTTCGCGAGATTGCAATCAAGCGTGGTCGAACACGCCCTGATCAAAAAGATGATGCAGGTACTTCAACAGTTGTCTTTGACAATGTAAGCGGTTACTACGATCCTGACTTTACAGGTGCAGGTTCACCGTGGGTTATTAGTGGTGCAAGCATTTTGCGAGCAGGATTACAGATGCGTGTTGTGGCAACTTGGTCATCTACAGATTATGTTCTATTCAATGGCTATCTTGAAACCAACGCAGTCAATCAAGGATTTGATGCAACTGCCTCA